GGCGTCGAAAGCCGCGCCCTCAACGAGGGTGTTAATTCGGCCGGCGGAACCCTCGTTCCCGACGTACTTGCGGATCGCGTGATTCGTCTTGTCGAAACGTATGGTACTTTCCCGCCCGCTGCGGAATCGCAGACGATGGCTCGCGATACCCTTATTATCCCCAAGCGTCTCACGGGAAGCTCCGCTTACTTCGTGGGCGAAGGTGGAAGCATCAACGAGTCGGAGCCGACCTACGGCAATGTGCAGTTGATCGCCCGAAAATTGGCCTGTTCGTGCCGCCTCTCTACGGAGGTGATGGAAGACGCGCTGGTGAACTTGGCCGACCAGGTAACAACTGAATTTAGTACTAGCTTGGCCCTCAAAATTGACCAATGCGGCTGGCTCGGCGACGGCACCCAGACCTACGGCGGAATCTACGGTATCGTGCCGAAGATTAACAACGGAAACTACACCGCTTCGGTGGTTACCGCGGGCACCGGCGGCACGACATTCGGCAGCCTGACGCTCAACGACTTCCTTAACGTTATGGGCAAGGTTCCGCTCTACGCTCGCCAGGGTGCAGAGTGGTATGTCTCGCCCGCTGGCTTCGCGGCCTCGATGGCTCGCCTCAAGTACGCTGCCGGCGGTAACGCTGTGCAGCAGATCGGTGGCGATGCTGGCCTGGAGTTCCTCGGCTACAAGGTCAACCTTGTGCATGTGATGAACACCACGCTGACCAGCGATCCTTCGGCCGTCAAGGTGATCTTCGGAAACATGAAGCTCTCCTCGATCCTCGCCAAGCGGCGTGACTTCAGCGTCAAGCTTTACGATCAGGTCTACGCGACCACCGATCAGCTTCTCCTGCAAGGCACCATGCGGTTCGATATCAACCATCACTCCCTCGGCAGCACGTCGGAGGTCGGCCCTGTGGTCGCTCTCAAGACTGCCGCCTCTTGATCTATCTTAGGAGCAGCCTGACATGATTCACGCCCAGAATTCCAAGGTACTGTTCAGCCTTGACACCTCGACCACCGCTTCCAGCGGCACGGCGAACTTGGTGATTGATCGGCTGGACTACGACTACGCCGACGTTGTGGTGGCGCGGGCCAGCAACTCCGCAACGACCTTCGCTAGCGTCTTGAAGGTGCAGGAGTCTGACGACAACTCCACCTACACCGACATCACGGCATTCGTCGGCGGCGGCACCGGCGGTTTCACGATCCCCACCGTGACCGACACGACCAGCGTGTCTGCGGTCAAGATCGGAATCGACTGCCGCAACCGGAAGCGTTACCTGAAGGTGCTGGTGACGCCCTCCACGGCTGTCAACGTCGCCATTGAGGCTCGCCTGAGCCGCGGTCACATCGGCCCATCGTCCGCTACGGCGGCTGGTGTGCTGTCAATCGTCAACGGCTAAGTCCCAATATTGCGGGACGGCCAAGGATGGCCGAATAGGCGCAGGGACGCGCGCCCGCTCCCTACAAGGAGCGATTCGATGCTGATTCGTACCGGGAACATTGAAGCGGACTTGAAGATCGCGGCGGTGATGTCCACCCCGCGACTCGCCTTCTCCGACAACATGTTCTGTGTCTCTCAGGCACTTGCCCCACACGGCATATCGCCGTCTCGCGTCACTGGCGCTTTCTGGGGGCAGTGCCTTGAGAGGGCCATGCAGTTTGTCATGGACGACAACGATGTAATCCTGACCATTGATTACGACAGCGTCTTCTCCACCAAGACTTTCGAGGCTTTGGTGGCCTTATTCTGCCACTCTGGCGTCGATGCCCTCGCCCCGCTCCAGACGAAGCGAGAGGCGAACACGATCATGCTCTCCCTGCCGGGCGTCGGCCCCGAGGAGAAGAAGGATGTCGATGACGCCTGGTTCAAGAAGTCGGTGCAGTTGGTGGACACCGCCCACTTCGGCCTGACGCTGATTCGGGTGTCGGCACTCAAGAAGCTGCCGAAGCCTTGGTTCCTCGCCGCCGCCGGTGCGGACGGCACTTGGGAGGCTCCCGATCACGTTGACGAAGACATCTTCTTCTGGAATCAGTGGAAGGCCGCCGGCAACACGCTGGGGATCGCCACCGCGGTATCGATCGGCCACATCGAGCCGATGATCACCTGGCCCAGCCGCGAAACCGGCACGGGCAAGGTGCAGCAGCACACAACCGAGTACTGGAAGGGCGGCGCAGGCCCGAAGGAAGCATGGGGGATCGTCCGATGAGTGCAGTCCGAGAAGGTGCCATTCGCATTCGTGTTCTGGTCGGATTCGGTGCCTACCCCGTGGGCAGCGTATTCGACTGGGATCGCGGCATGGCGATCGAACTGATCAAGCAGGGGTTCATTGAAGAGTTCCCCGAAGAGCGGGTCGAAACAGCCGAGGCCGCCGAGGAGCGTGGACTTGAACGAGCAGACATGCCAGACACCAAAGTGCGGAGAAGGAAATGAGTTCCATCGACTACTCTGCCCCGCAAAGCCCGTCAGTAATGACGACGGTCTTGTACGGCTTGCCCAGAAACTCCTCGCCGACGATCACTCCGTACCGAAGTCTTGCCCGAGTTGTGCAGCCAACCGTCGAGCCTGTGAGTCTGCTTGAGGCGAAGGCCCACTGCCGCGTTGATACAGAGGCCGACGACGCCTATATCCAGGGTCTGATCAGCACCGCCCGCGAGTATGTGGAAGAAATCCACGACGTGACGCTGATTACGTCTACCTGGGAGACTCGCTACTACTGTTTCCCGTTGTGGGAACTTGTTCTACCCCGCCCGCCAATGCTGGACGCCGCCATCACGGTCACCTACCGCGACCAAGAAGGCAACATGCAGTCGATCACCAGCACCGCCAGCCAGTTTCAGGTCGATCTCTACACCGTCCCCGGCCGCATTCTGCCGCTCTACGCCAACTACTGGCCGCCGGTGCGAGGGGACGAGAACAGCGTCATCGTCCGTTGGCAGGCCGGCTACGGGGCCAGCGGCGACAGCGTCCCCCGACTGCACCGGAATGAAATCCTGCTCTTGGTCGGGCATTGGTACGTCAATCGCGAGTCGGTCGGCATCGGCAACTACGGTGCGATCCCGATGACGTTCGACACCCTGCGGGCCGCCGCTGACTGGGGAGCCTACCGATGAGCATCCAAGCCCGAATCGACACCGATGTGGTCTACCAAGACAACGACGGCACGACGCTGGTCGTGGGAGTGCAGTCGGAGCATCTGAGGCTCTCGCCGCTCTATTGCTCCTCCACCAGCGGCACTGTGGGGACTTCTGCGGTGACATTGGTCGCCCCGGCGTCAATCTCCACCCTGGCACTGAAGAACACGGGAAATGGCGTCCTGCGAGTCGCAGGGATGGATTTCGCGGCGGGGCGGCTGGCCGTCCTGCCGGTAACGGCGACGATCACAGTCACCGCTCCCGCCGTGGCCTCGAGCTACACAGCCGTGTGGGTGGGGTGAAATGCAGAACGCCGGCCCACTTCGCGAGCGGGTGACCGTCCAAGCACCGACGACGATTCGCAATGCGCTTGGCGAGACGACGATCGGCTGGGCGACGGCCGGCACGGTCTGGGCGAGCGTCAACGGTCTGAGCAGCCGCGAGGTGATGCTGGGGATGCAGGCCAACGCGCTGGTGACCTACAAAATTCGGATTCGCTTCTTCTCCGGCATCACCCACCAGCACCGCCTGCTATGGCGTGGCAAGACGATGGAGATTGCCAGCGTTGTCGAGCGGGATGTGCGGACAATGCACGAAATTCTTGCACGGGAGGTGGAGTGATGGCAACGATCAGGCAGCATGACGCCACACCCCGCGATATCGGCGGCACGACAGCGCTCAAGCAAGTTGGGCAGTTCGTCACGATTCAGACGGCAGGCGTCAGGGAGCTATATGAGCAACTGGACAAGCTTGCTGGATCGATCACTGCGGACGCCTTTCTGAAGCGTGCTGTGCGAACGGCGTCGAAGATCATCAAGGATGGCTACAAAGACGAAGCGAGCAAGCACGTCGCCACGGGGAACTTGGCAGCATCGGTTACCACCTTCTCGCGGGTCTACAAGAATTCCAACGGCAGCAAGGCAGCACTTGATGTTGTCGGCCCCCGTCAAACCGGGGCGACTGGCTCCCAGAAGGGCAAGGAATCGGGCAACCACGCTTGGCTGGTTGAGTTCGGTAGCGGCCCGCGTCGGCCAGGCACCGAGGGCCGTCGCACCTATGTGAACGTGCATCAGTCGATCAACCGAAAGATGCACCTTCACCCCGGCAAGAGCATGAACGACAAGCAGTTCGCCAATGCAGGGGCGGGCTACTACTTTCTGATGGGCAGCCTTCGCGAGCGAGGGGCAGGCAGTTCTTACACGCGAGACTTCGCCGGCCCCGGCCCAGGCGGTGACGGCCGACCGCAGCACCCTATCACGCTCAAGCCAGGCGAGACGATTGACCCAATGCCGGCATTGCACCTCATGGAAGACACGATCACCGCCCACCACCGCGACGTGCTGCGGTCGCTTGAGAACTCCCTCTCGGCAGAGATTCGGAAGTACCAGTGATCATCACCCCAGAAAAACACGTCTACATGCGACTTGTCACCACACCAGCGGTGGCGAGGATCGTCGGTTTTCAGGTGTACCCCATTGCCGTTCCGCGAACAGATGCCGCCTTGCCATACATCGTCTACAAGCGGGCAAATATCAACCGCGAGTCGAATCTGGCTGGGCCAAACTTTATGCCGCTGGTGAGCCTCCAGATCGCTGCTTGGGCGTTGACATACGACACGGTGCGGGAACTAGGCGACGAGGTTCGCCTCGCCCTTGATGGTCACACTGGGACGCTGGCAGGGGTTACAATACAAGATATGAGGCTTGTGTCCGAGGTGGACGATTTCCTTGACCCCACC